GCAGCAGTTGCGCCAGCCGAAAGAACTGTAGTTGTGCCAGATGTGACTGCTTTAATTGTGCAAAGGCCTGTGCCGATATTAAGGACTGTGATGACAGTACCAATTGGGAATGCTACCGAGGCATTAGTAGGGATGTTGAAGGCGATAGCTGTTGACTTGTTCATGATCTCTAAGACCTGATAAGCGTCAGATATTGTCGCCGTATAATCGACTGTGTTAGCTGCGCCGACTGTGAAGGCTACTAGGCCGTTATAGTCTGCGGCCGTAAAGATGTCGCCTGTTGTCGCTGGAAAGCCTTCTGCCATGATTTTCTCCTAGTATCCCATAATGGATTGTCCGATTATACCGTAAGTCGATGATCCGATAATGAATCCTTCAACTATAGGCTCAAGTGTTGTCACTGTGCATTTCATACTGTTAGGGGTTATATCCCATGCCAAGCCCTGCACCTGCAAGGTCTTGACGATTGTCGATCCGTCAGGCTGGACGTTGGTGATCTTTACGTTGTCAAAGTAATCAAGGCCGATCATTGTGTCAGTTGGTACGGCTGGATCAAGTAGATCGACCGTCATGGCATCAATTCGGATCGTTGTCTCTTTACGGGTTGCAACGTATATCTTAGCGATGTCTGTAACCTGAGCATCTGTCTGCGCTATGAGATTTTCGACGTTCATGCCATGAGGGAAATACTTCGCGATCGAATCCGCGTCGCTTGATGAGACTGTAGTGCCACCGACTCTAGTCATAGTTGCGCTGTTGATGATGAGTTTGTCATCGAAGGCAAACTTGAGGTTTGAATAAGGGATACCTGTAGTCTGATTGAACTCAATAGGTGCAACGCCCAAAGATCCGACTACATCGTTTCGATCCTTAAACTCAGCTGTGCCGTCTGTACGAATAAAGAATGCGCCCTGCTCTGTAAACTCTGCAACCTGCAAAGCTGAAAGGCTGGAGCGTGTTGTGGCTGGATCGGCTTGGCAAGTCGTTGAGCCTGTGTCAATGATGCGCATGTTGCTTGGAAATGCTACTTGGTCGAGGATCTTGCCTATGCGAGTTCCAGTAGTCTGGCCAGCGGTCGCGCTTGCAACTGTTGAGACATTTGCCATGGCAAAGAGGCGAAAGGCATCAGAACAGTAGATATCCACGTATCCTGTCTCTTGTCCTTGGGGATAATAATATTTGTAATCTTGAACATAACCTGAGAATAAAAAGTGCTGAGTGGTGGCGGTTGTCGCAGCTACGCGGATCTTTCTCAAAGGAGTCAAGTAGCCAAAATAGGGACTGGATGTATTCTGAGGGTTGAAGTCTGAATTAGGGTCTAAGACTCTGACTGTGCATGTGCCAGCCTCGTAGGTGTCACGCATGATGTTGCGTCCACGATTGATAGTGATCTGGCGAGTAACGCTGCTGAGGTCGATAACAGGCTCTGGGACTTCTGAGCCTGCAAAAGTGCTAACGCCAATAACGCCGTATTTTGCATCGCCAATGGTAAATGGATAGCCGAAAGTAGCACCTTGGCTAAAGTCGAACGATACGGAAATGCTGGCTGGAAGACTCATATTGCTATTGGAGTGTTCGCGAATCTACCGAGGCGGTTTACGTTTACGAAAGATCCTGATAGTGATTGGTCGGTCTGCTGTTGAGTGATGATTGCTGCGACATCTTCGCCTGCTATCTCTACCTTAACATCGACCTTTGGAGCAGGTGGAGTAAAAGCCTTAGGGCCCATGCCTGACTCTGGCGTAAACATGTCAGGGGTGACGAAACTAGGCGGAGTGAAATTAGGGACTGGAGTACCCAATTTGTTGCCGCCAAAATCAAGTGCTGGGATCTTCCATTCAGAAAATGGGTTCGGAGCCTTAGGCGTGTTTTTCAATAGTTCTTCTAATTCTTTCTGGCGCTTGATAGCCGCTTCTAGTTGGACTGAGAGAGTACTTGCCAAGGCTGCATTACCTTCGAGCAGCGCCTTCTGTAGGTTAAGCGATAAGCGATCAGTTTCGCTGATCTTACCCTTGAGGGCTGCCTCGATACCGATAGCGTCTAGGTTTAAGGTTCTTGCGGCTTTGTCAAGAGCGTTCTTCTTCTTCTGATCAGCAAGTGTTTTAGCCTGTAGAGCTGCTAGGCGCTTTAGGTTATCAGCTGCCTTTTTGTCGGCCGCTGCGCGTTGCTTCTGGATGGTCGCTTCTTTGACAGAATCTTGACCACCTGCAAAGAATCTTCTGGCTGTTGCTCTTGGTCGAGTGTTGCCGAATAAAGGATCACCAAAGACAATAGAGTTAAAGATTGGCTGAGTGGCGTTGATAAACTTCTCAAGGACTGTAGCGATAGGCCCGAAGGTATCCTGCACACCCTTACCGAACTTGGCTAGGTTGCCTAGAGCCTCTGCTGTGTTATTAGCAAGTTCGAGCATGGTGTCCGCTAGCTCTTGAACTGTAGTATCTCCAGAAAGAATCATGAGGCTATCAATCAAGCCTTGACCAATAATCTCCTGAGCCTCACCTGCTGCAACTCCTAGGACTTCTAGCTTGCCTGCATAAGTTTCAAGATAGGCTGCATTAGCGCCAGAGAATGTCTTAGCAAGTTTCGCTTGAGCATCCTCGAACTTCAAAGTCTTTAGCTCTGCCTGAGTTAAACCAAGGTTATACTTTCTTAGGCCTCTAGTGTTTCCGACATAAGCTGCTGATAAGTCCTGCACGACTGTCTCTAGTTCAACGCCAGAGCCGCGTGAAATATTAAGTGCCTGAATAAGTAATTCTTGAGACTTACTGACTGAGCCCGTTACCTGCAATAGCTTCTGTAATGATGGGCGAAGAACGTCGTCCGCGACGCCTGCGGCCAGACTTAACTTGTCAACGAACCCGTTAATGACTGGAAGGTCAAAGGCTAGGCCTAGATTCTTGACTGACTGTGTTAATTGAGTAACTGCCTTTTGATCTTCAATAAATGCTTTAGAAGCGTTTTTAGCAAACTTTAGAAGCTGCTGGGCTCCGAATACTCCTGCGAGGGTAGCGCCTAACTTCTTGACGCCTTTATCTAGAGCGTTGGTCGCCTTGCCTGCATCGCTGAATGCCTTCTTGCCTTTGAACTCACCGATAATCGAGGCGCGTAATTCAGCCATTAGTTAGCACTCCTATTAAACCTAGCGGCAGCCTTTTCAAGCGCCTTGATAACTCCAGCCTTGGCTCTGCCTTGATCCTCGTCATAAGCCTTGAACATGGCACGTCCCTGCATCTTTGCACGACCTGCAAACGATCCTTGAAACCTTGGTGAGAAGTTGCCTGTCATTCCAGACTTACGGCCAGCGGTCTCAACGATCGCACCTGCCGCTGTTTTGTTGTGAATCGAGACGGTCGATGACCATCCTTGACGATTAGGCTTGGTAGGTGTGAGCTTGTAGCCAATTCCTCGACGGGCCTCAGCCGCGTCGTACATTGGGAACTTTGCGGTCTTTACTTCATGCTTCACGAACCCAGAAGGAGCCTCTGAGTTAGATGGAAGGAAACCTCTAGCCTTTTTAACCAATGGCTGTAAGAACCCGACCATCTCGCCTCGAAGTTCATTATCTAGATCAGGAGAAAATTGCTTTAGAGCCTTGCGAAAGGCGTTAGCGTTTTTTAGCTCTGTAGGCATCGCTCTGCTCCTTCGCTCGGTCTTTCAACGCTTTTAGTAACATCTGAAGCATTGATGGATCTAAATCAATTAAAAATTGTGGTGGGATAGCTGTCTCAATGCTCAAGCGAGCTATGAGGTAGTGGATGCTATCCCGACCTAAGCCAAAGGGTCTGACTCAGCAACCTCAACACTCTTGAGAGTATCGAGAAAGTCTGGGCCGAATGGCTTGACTGTGACTCCACTTAGTCGAAGGCCTTCCCATGCTAGCCAATAAACATCACTCTGCTTTTCATCGTCACGAAAGGCACGATGAAACCCTTTTTTAGCATATAACTCGAACGCGTACTCTAATCGAGGTGTAATCTCAATTTCGGTGACGCTGTTGTCTGTAGTTGTGACTATTAACTTTGCCATGCTGTGCCCCTTTGTTTAGTTTCTTAGAATGTTCCTGTTGTGGTGACTGCTACTGTACCAGAGACGTTCCAAGTAACAGATTGCATTCCTAGGTCTCCAACTGCACCGTTGATGTCGGTTGTGTTGTTGACTAGGCATGTCATTGTGTAGAGAGGGTTAGTCGCTGATACAGCGGTTCCCTTTTCCTGTAGAAGAACAACTGTGACGTTTGTTCCCCATGCAGCTTGCAAAGTCGCTAGGACGTTTGCTGATGCTGTGTCGTTCATGAAGTCGATGGTTACGCTTGAAGCCTCTAGGCCCTTGACATACTTCTGGCCTGAGTCGCCCATCGCCGTAACGGTCAATTCTTCAAAACTGCGGTTCAAAGTAATTGCTTGGACATGATCGCTTAGATCGACAGAGTTAACCTTCACGCCGACCTTATTGTTTAGAAATACAGCCATGAGATTATTCCTCGTCTTTCTTAGTAGTTACTGGCTTAGGTGTAGATGGTGCTACCTGCCCGATCTTGATCAGGAAGGCTTCTTGCTCTTTTTCCCACTCGGACATTTTAGCTCCAACTCGTTAGGACTGAGATATTGATATTGCATGTTAGTAGATCACCTGTGGCGGCACTTAGTACGGCTGGAGCCGATACTTCTGTGACGTTGTAAGTGTATGAGGATGCAGCGAGTTTGTTAAAGACTGCTACTACATTGTCCTCAATTCCATTGAGATTACCTTCATTGTCGAGCAACGGCACGAGAATAGTGACGGTGAAGTTCGCCATTGGCGAGATCGTTGCATGCCATCCATTAGAAGGCGAGATGTAAGGATCAGCTGGGCTGATGATTACGCTATTAGCAATTGGGGTGGATGGCGGAAAACTAAAAACGGAATATTTTGTGTTATCAGTGAGGGCTGAGGCGATGCCTGCGCGAAGTGTTGAAATGGCGGCCATCAGCCCACCATTGATCGCGGATCGAGATAAGGTGCAAGTAAGCCACGAACACGCGCCATAAGTGACGCGGACATGGTGAAGGGTGACGGCTGGAATCCATCGACGCTCATGCCTTGGCCACTTGGAGCCTGACGTGCCTGCCAAATTGTGATGGCCACCATTAGTGAGGCTTGCTGTATTGCTGGGATGGTTGAAGGATCGAGATAAGTTTCAGCAGCTACCATCCCATAAGGATTAACAGGGTGGAATGGAGTTACGGCATTGTTATTGCCTGTAATCGCATAAGTAATCGAATACTCGCCGACCTCTGTAATTGTCTTGCTGCCGTTGTGCTTTGATCCTGCGCCTGAGATAACTACTGTCTGACCAACATAAAAGATATCTTTAGTCGGATCGTCAAAATAAGAAGTGCCTGTGCTAGCTGTGTTGCTGTGTCCAACTAGAGGCGTGGTATTGGCCCAGATAAAAGGAAGCAAAACATTGTCAGCGGCATCGCAGACTTCTTGCAGGGTCGCGTCAGAGTAGAGAGTGCCGACTCCTAGTGCGCTGCGAAGCTCTGCAACTGTTGTGAGTGCCATGCTGATCCTTTCTAAAGACTGGCGGCGGAGAAGGGCACTCCGCCGCCAGCGACTTAGGGTATTGCTATTATGTAAGGTTGAACTTACGAACGCCCTTACCTGACTTAGCAAGGTAGATAGCGAGGTATCCGTAGAGATTGATTTCGATCTCGCCAGATGTTAGAACGTTTACGCGAAGCTGAGTTGTTGGTGATTCCCATGTGTAAACAGATGATGGAGCAACTAGGAATGCTGAGTTATCAACGATTCCAGAAGTTGAGATGTTGTGATCGACGATAAGGTCTGTACCAAGTACGCCGCCAACGACTGATGTCGCTACTGCGTTGCCTGATGCATTCTGTGTTGCACCCTGAGCAGAATATAGAGCGCGTCCAGTTGTATCCGCGTAGCCTGCAATTGCCGCCCACTGGTCGGTAGAAGCTACGAGCTTGTTAGCGAAGTCTCCGCCCGTTCCCTTGTATGCGGCTGCGCCTTCTACAGAGATGAATGACTGGAGTCCTGCTGCTGTTGCTGCTGTTGTTGCCGCTGTTGTTCCGTTAGCAACGAATGCTGCAAGAAGTGCTGCATCTGTAGCCTTCTCGTAGGCCTTCCGTAACTCGGCCATCATAAGCTCCATGAATGCAGGCGAGCTGCGATCCACCAACTCAAAACTCACTCTTTGAAGGCCACTGAACTTCTCGATCGAAATCGTGTCATAGGCTGAGGTCATCCCTGTCTCAGATGGTGCTGAACCTTCGTTGGTATCTGCAACTGTTGGTGCAACGTCTGGAGTAGATGCGTTGGTGTAAAGGCGTGGGACTGTGAATGACATTCCATCAATGCCTGCGAGTGATCCGCGAGTTGCGGCTTCAAATGCTGGACGGCCTGTGAATGTATCTGTGATGAAAGTATTTAGGTGAGACGGCAAAGTCAAACCTGTATTGGTTGAAGTCGAATCATCAGCAGCGCGAACTGTGCGACGAGCTTCGTCATCGCCTAGTGCTGCCTTCATTGATGCTTCGAGATATTGTGCTGATGAGATTGGAGCTACACGCTCGCGTACTGTAAATGCTGCTGCAACTGTTGGGCGAGCGGCTTCGACTGCTGCTGCTTCAACTGCTGGAGCTTCTGCCTGTGTTGTGTCTTCCACAA